CGAAGGCAGAGGAATCAGACAGGAACGCCAGAGCACCTGGCGCTGCGGTCGCGGTCGTGATGGATGTGGATTCGGTCATGTCTCAGAGGATGGTGTGTTGGTGGACGCAATCGCAGCCGCCAGCTGTTCGAGGGCAGGCGCTGGATCGAGCCGGAGAGCCGCCAGAAACTTCTCATTGCGGCTGGCCTCGCGGATCATGTCGACCGCGCAGCTGATGCCCCCGTCAAACGACAGGCTGGCCGCAGTGATGGCGGCGCGGAAGATGGCCTCTCGGGTGGAATCAGTCACGACACCACCCCGGCAGTTCGATCGGCTCCTGAATCAGATCGCCGTAGCCCGGCCAGCGATTCGTCCGGTGGCATTCGGCCAGCAGCTCGAGGGCTGCTGTGAACCGCCGTTCACCCGCGGCGATCATCGCCGGCGAGGAGGGATAGACCGCGACCGCGTAGGGCCGGACGTTCTCAACCGCGATCGACAGGAACTGCGCAGCACCGAGGGCCCGCAGGTTCCAGGCCGCCTGCAGGTGATAGTCGAACCCGGCGATCGACCGCGCGAACTCCGCCCGGCTGGCGTCCTTCGTGGTCTTCAGGTCCACCACCAGCAGGCCGTCCTCACCGTGCCAGTCCGGCCGGCACTTGCACGGCAGACCCGTGGCGGCGTCTGACCATGTGTAGGAGGCCTCGCGGCGGCCCTTGATGTCGAGCAGCGTCCGGGCTGCCGGGTGGCGGTGGACGGCATCAGCCATCCGGCGCACGCGGTCGGCGTCGTCTGGTGTCAGTACCAGCTTCCCCGCGTTCTCCGCCTCGAACTCCTCGGCCAGCTGGCGGCCGATCTTCGTCCGGCGGTCGAACTGCTGCGGTGGGACCGCGACCGTGGAATCCCACAGGTCAGGTTCCAGGACGGCGGTGTGAAGTGCGGTGCCGACCTCCATCGCTGGTGTCGGCGGCTTGATCTCACGATCAGGGGCCAAGTAGGCGTCGAAGTAGTGGGCAGCTGATCGGGCGAGCAGCTTCAGGCGGCTTGGGCTGTTCGCCGGCAGCTGGTGATACTGCTCGTTGGTCAGGCCCGGGTGATAGGTCAGACCGTTCGGGCCGGTGGTGGTCACGTTGCAGCCGTTGGCGGCGAGCGCATCAGCTGCGGTCGGCGGCGGCTGCTCCAGCGTGAGAGCTGGTTGATCCATGGCGGTGGTGTGCCGTTGGCCCCGGAACCATACAGGTTGATCGCGGTGCTGGCGACCGCGGCTGTCGCAATCCGTTACGTGGGTTGCCAGCCGTAACGGTGTGCGCTACGATATGGGGACCGGGGCGAAAGAGCCCCACCACCACACCAGGACATGACCGCAACCACCCCCGCCTTCTACGCTCTGGTTTCCCGCAATGAAGAATCCCGTTATGAATTCCAGCCCTGCGGGGGACATCAGGCCTACTGCCGCCGCTACGTCAAAGACGACAACGGCGAGTGGGCGCTTCTTTCGGTCGGCTGCAACTGGATCGGCATCATGATGCGCCGCTACGACAAGCTCACGAAAGACGGATTCGTTCCTTCCTTTTGACTGCCACGCTCAGAATTCTCGCCCCCGGCCACCCGGGGGCTTTTTCATGCTCACCCGTAGCGTGTGACGTTATGTGAACTGGCCGCCGACCGGGCCCACGCACCTAACGCCGTGCGCTACAGTATGGGCATCGGGGGGAAGACCTCCGGCACCACACCACCACACAAGCCAGGCATGAACACCTTCACCGCCACACTGCCCAACGGCGAGACCGCCACCAAGAAATCGGCCCGCCCTGTCACCCACGCCGTTGTCGTTCACCACGAATCGCGCGAAGCCATCTGCGCCGATGGCCAAACTCGCCACTTCCCTGAGCATTGGTCAGTCTTCCGCTGGAGCGCTGCCCCTGAGACGGCAATCAAAGAGCTGCAGCGTAAGGGTTGGACCTCCGATAAGATCCGCGCCATCCCGGTGAGCGCATGATGCTATGGCCCGCCGGGAGCCCATCCCGGCACCACCGCCGCGATATCCCATGACCTACGCCACTCGCATCATTGCCCTGCCTCACGTCCATTCGCTATACCAAGATCCCGACGGCTGGTGTTGTCACCTGCACCACGGTTTAACCACTGCTGCGCTCGGCGGCAGTGGCACAATCATCGATCCGTGCATCCGCACGGTGTGGGCCTACGTGAAAGGTCCACCGTTGCCGGCGCAGCCAGACTGATCCACCCGTAGCGTGTGACGTTATGTGAACTGGCCGGCCGGATCAGACAACAGGGTAACGGTCTGCGCTACTGTATGTGCATCGGGGGGAGAGATCCCCCTCCGGGGCTTCAGCCCCTGGCCCGCCCGGAGCCCGCCAGATCGTCGGCAATCCGGGCACACCACACCACCGCTTCACCACCATGACCACCGCCGCCACCGAATACGCCAAAGGCCACGCTACCGCCCTGCGGCTCCTGGCCCAACTGCAACAAGCCGTCGAAGACATGCCCGAGCCCGATTCGATCAACGGGAACTGGGGCTACGCCGGCAGCATGAGCCACATCAACGGCCAGCTGCGCGAGCTGCTTGCCTTCGTCGGTGGCTCTGATGCCTGACCCAACCAACGCCGAACGGCAGCGCCGCTGGCGCGAACGCCGCAGGGCCGGCACCACATGGCAGCCGCTGATCTGTCAGTCATGCAACCGCCACCACATCGGCGCACATGGTTCCCTCTGCTCGCGCTGCTGGGAGCAGCTCACCCCAGACGGTCGAGCAGCCAAGGCCGCACGCGTGCGGCGATCCCGCGCGCGCAAACGACAGCAGCCATGAAGATCGTCCTCCGCCCCTACCAGGCCTCGGCCGTCGCTGAACTCCGCGGCCGGTTCATGGCCGGTGATCGCCATGTCCTCTTCTGCCTCCCCACCGGTGGCGGGAAGACCGTGGTCTTCTCACACATCGCCGAGCAGGCCGCAGCCCGCGGCAACCGCGTTGCCATCCTTGTGCACCGTCAGGAGCTGGTCGACCAGTCCTGCCGCACCCTCCGCGAGATCGGCCTAGAGCACGGCGTGATCGCCGCCGGCTACCGCATGGACCTCTCCCGCGGCTGTCAGGTCGCGTCAGTTCAGACCCTCGCCCGCCGGCGCGCGCAGATCCCGCCCGACTTCTTCCAGCTGCTGATCATCGACGAGGCACACCACGCTGTCGCCGGCACCTGGGCCCGCCTGCTATCACACTTCGCCGACGCACGCACGCTCGGGGTGACGGCAACGCCGGAACGGCTCGACGGCAAGGGCCTCGGCGGTCACTTCGACAGCCTCATCCTTGGCCCCGATCCCGCATGGCTCACCGGTCAGGGCTTCCTCGTGCCGGCCCGGATCTTCGCCCCCCCAGGCCTCGACCTCAGCTCCATCAAGCGGTTCGACACCCGCAGGGGCCAGGCTGATGCCGAACAACGGCTGCAGCAGGGCCAGGCCATGGGCGATGCGGTCAGCCACTACCGGCGCACGATCGCCGATCAGCACAATGGGACCGCCATCGCGTTCTGTGTCTCCGTCGCCCATGCCGAAGCTGTCGCCGAAGCGTTCCGCTCCACTGGTATCCCCGCGGCCATGCTGGACGGCAACATGGACCGCGCTCAACGCCGCCGGCTGATCACTGACCTCGGCGCCGGTGTCCTGAAGGTGCTCACGTCCTGCGACATCATCAGCGAGGGCACCGACATTCCCTCAGTCACCGGTGCGATCCTGCTCCGGCCCACCGACTCCCTCGGCCTGTATCTGCAGCAGGTCGGCCGTGTGCTCCGCCCCGCTCCCGGCAAGACGACCGCAATCATCAACGACCACGTTGGCAACGTCCTCCGCCACGGCCTGCCGACCGATCCCCGTCAATGGTCCCTTGCCGGCCGCGTCAAGGCCACCAGGACAACCACCGCCAAGCCCATCACCGTCTGCCCGTCCTGCTTCGCCACCCTGCCTGCCGGCATCGCGCAGTGCCCCGAATGTGGCCATGTCTTCGCCACCGCAGGGCCCAGGGAGCTCCACACTGTCGCCGGCCACCTCCAGGAGCTCACCCCCGCACAGGTCGCCGCCGCACGGTTCCGACGCATCAACGAGGAACGCGACTGCCAATCCCTCGAAGACCTTGAAGAGCTCGGCCGCCGCCGCGGCTACAAACCCGGATGGGCCCGTTACCGCTGGTCAGCGCGAGAATCACGCCGCTTCGCCCGCGCTGGTGGCCGTTAGTCATGACCCGATCCGATGAGGCTGCCGTCAGCGCAGCGATCCAGCTGGCCTGCGGTCGTGGCCCCTGCAGGCTGCTCCGCAACAACGTCGGAGCACTGCCCGCACCAGATGGCCGGCTGGTGCGCTACGGCCTCGGCCAGTCCGGCGCCTCACGCGTCGTCGGCACCAGTGACCTTATCGGCTGGCGATCCGTCACCATCACCCCCGACATGGTGGGCCAGACCATCGCCCAGTTCGTCGCTATCGAGGTGAAAGACCGCGGCCGCGCCACGACAGAACAGCTCTCCTTCCTCGCTGCCGTCACCCGCGCAGGTGGCCTCGCCGGTGTCGCGCGATCACCCGACGACGCCCGCACCATCCTCGGGATGTAACGCAATTTGACTGCCGCCGTGCTCCTGTGTCGCCCGGCCCCTATCTTCCACTTGGACACACACCACACCATGACCATTCTCACCAAGAACACCGACCAGCTACGCCGCGTTGTGGCCGAGCACATTGCGGCTGATGCAGTAGTGCAGGGGAACTATTGGAACCGCGAGCAACAACGAGGCTGTTTCATCGGCTGCCTTGCGCATTCCAATGACCCCTCCGTTTCAGAGCGGACCTATGGCCTGCCCGTGATGGTGCAACGGATTGCCGAGGGCATCTTCGAGGCCCTGCCTGCTGAGGATGCACGCGCATTCTTTGCGGCGCTGCCCGAGTCTGTGGCGTGCGATGGCAAAGACCTGACGAGGGTTGGCTGGCAGTTCCTCGCCGCCGAGCTGCGCAGTCTGCCGCCGCAGCCGCCGGAGATTCAAGCAGTCGTTGATCCGGTGATTACCGGGATGAATCTGCTGGCGGAAGGGCATGTTTGGTCAGAGGATGCCGCCTGGGCCTCCTGGGCCGCCGTTGTCGAAGACAGGGAAGCGGCAGGTCTGGCCGCCGAGGCCGCCGTCTGGGCCTCCTGGGCCGCCGTTGTCGAAGACAGGGAAGCGGCAGGTCTGGCCGCCGAGGCCGCCGCCTGGGCCTCCTGGGCCGCCGTTGTCGAAGACAGGGAAGCGGCAGGTCTGGCCGCCCGCCACCGCCAGCGGAACCTACTGCTGCAACTTATCTCCTCCGCTCCCGTCGCATGATCACCATGACCCCCCACAAGTGCCTGCAGCGGCTGTGGTGCCTCTACCGCGACGCCCATCACGCTGAACCCGCCACAGAGCTCGACCTCCTCCACTGGGCTCAGCATCCTGAGCACTGGGCCGAACTCCAGATCAGACACTCCGGCTGGTCGTTCCACGCCGCTGAAGCTGTCGTCCGGGCCTGCCGGTCCCTCCGCGGCCGCGCCATCCGCGCGCTCAACAACACCCCGCCTGGCACCGACCCATTCGATCCGCTCTACCCCGTCGAGCCATGACCGTTGCATTCACCACCTGGGTCGAATCAACCAACCTGCTCCGCGTCCTCCAGGTGCCAGCCGACTCGCCCGCTCATGCGGTCGCCCGCGTCCGCTCCGCATTCCCCGCCGCCGCGCGAATCCTCGTTGACGTCCCCCCATCGCCGCCCGCTGCCTCATGACCGACGAAATCCCCACATCCCAGGCCTATGAGGCAGGCAGGCAGTTCGAGCGGCATCAGCTGATCCAGCGCCTGCAGGTCCGTCTCTCAGAGCTCGATCGCATCATCGCCCTAGGTGGATCCGAAGGTCGCTGCGCGCACATTGCCGGCGAGGTGCGGCGCATCATCGATCAGCTGCAGGGCATCTGACGTGTCCCTGATTGATCAGCTCCAGGCGCTCCCTGATGACTGGGGCCTTGTCGCCGTCGACGGCAGCAAACGGCCCTATCAGCCCGACTGGCAGCACAACCCACTCACCAAGCAACAGGTCGCTGCAGAGATCACCGCCGGCCGGGCCCGCGCCATCGGCGTGATCGCTGGCCCCACCTCCGGCGGTCTCCTGTTCGTTGACCACGACGGCCTCTCGGCCACCGGCCAGCTCGAGCAACTCGGCCTGCCGCTCCGCGATCTGCCCAAGTCGCTGGCGATGACCTCCGGTCGTGATGGCCGGTTCCAGATCATCTACCGAGTGCCGCCTGACTACTGGCCCCACATGAAGGGCCGCCGCGTCTTCCGCACCGGTGCCACCGACGACACCGGCAAGGCCGAACAGCTAGAACTCAGATGGCACGGCCATCAGTCAGTCGTCATCGGCGCACACCCTCAGACCTCCGGTTACCGGTGGCTGTCAGGTCGTGGCCCGGGTGAGCAGGCCCTGGCGGATGCACCCCTGGCACTGATTGAACTGCTGCTCAATGACCCCGAACCACCGACTCCGCCGCCGGCGCCACTGCTTGATCTGCTGCCGTCGGTCGATGCCGTCCCTTTCCTAGACTTCATCAGCCGCGACAGTCGCCAGCTGATCGAATCCGGCGGCACGCCCGGCGCATGGAACGACGATCAGCTCCGTCTGTCGCTCGACCTCCTCGGGACTGAGGCATGGCTGACCCAGCAGGGGGCCCGCGTCGACATGACCGCACGCGATGCCTTCGCACAGCACATCGCCGCCGCACGCGGCAAGGCCCCCGACTTCGATGACCGCAAGGCCTGGACCCGCTTCGATGGCGCCGCCAACCTCAACCCCACACCCTCGACGCCTCACGACAAGCTCGCCGATCGGCTCCGCTACCACCTCCGAAGAAAAGAGCCCCCAGGTGTCCCTAGACCCGCGGGCTCAGTCCCACTGCCTCACCAACCTACCCCGGCGCCGACAACACCAGCAGGGCCAGCCCCGACCACGGCCCACGGCCCGCCGATCCTCGCGAAGCCGCAGAAGCTCGAAGCCGCTGAAGTCCTCGCCCACCTCCGCCAGATGTCAGCCGCAGGCGGCCTCCGCTGGAACCTCTTCACTCAACAGATCGAACTTCACGGTCGACCCATCGAGGGCGCAGATCGGTTCTACCTCATCCTCGCAGAACAGGGCTACAAGGTATCCAAGGAAGTCGCCTGCGATTGCCTGGTGCAAGTCGCCCGCGAAAACACCTATGACCCCGTCGCCGAATACCTTGATCACGTCGCCGCTACCGTCTCACCAATCTGGATTGATCGCCTCGCATCCATCTACCTCCGCCCGCAGGATGCGCACCTGACGACGCCAACGATCTATGACCACATGATGAAATGCACCCTCATCGGTGCTGTTCGGCGTGCATTCGAGCCCGGTGCCAAGCACGACACCGCAACCATCCTGCAGGGCGATCAAGGCGCCCGCAAGTCATCATTCTGGGCCGCACTCGCTGGCCCGTTCTTCTCGGATGCACTCGGCGATTGCACCACGAAAGATGACTTTATGATCCTCCACCGTTCGTGGATCATGGAGTGGTCCGAAATCGACCACATCACGAACCGCCGCCATGCCGGCCAGGTGAAGGCGTTCCTCAGTCAGTCCACCGACCTCTTCCGTCCGCCCTACGGCAAGGCCACCGAGGCCCATCCGCGCCGCGGGATCATCGTCGGCAGCACCAACCGCCAGGGCTTCCTGGCCGATGAGACCGGCAACCGCCGGTTCTGGATCGTCCCCACACCACGCACCGAATCCGATCCGATCGATACCGGCAGCATCGCCGCCGAACGGGATAGCATCTGGGCCGCCGCCGTCCTCGCCTACCGCGACGGCCAAGCCAACTACCTCCCGCCTGACCTCGCCGCCGTCGTCACCAACGAGAACGAGGCGCACCAGACCGAGCACCCATGGGCTGCCCCCATCGCCGCCTGGCTGGCCCAGCAGGGCGCATGGGAGGCGATCTCCACCGAACGGGTGCTCACCGATGCCGTTCAACGGCCCCTCGAACGGCAGACCCGCGCCGACCAGATGGCGGTCGCCGACATTCTCCGATCCCTCGGCTGCGAACGCCGCCGCTGCATGTCACACGGCCACCGCGCATGGCGCTGGCATCGGCCCGGCTGACGAGTGCCCCCAACTGCCCCTCCTCATGCCCCCTTCTGACCGGTAGGAGGGGCAGCCGAGACCCCAGGCCCAGCCTGGGGTTTTGTCGTATTGCCCCCTCTGCCCCCTGCCCCACCTCTGCCGAAGACTTTGCCAGAAACAGGCCCCCCTACCCCCCCCTACCCCTCTTTTTATAAATCAACCATTAGAAGGGGGTAGGTAGTACCACATAGGGCAATCCCAACCACCGCAACGGGTTTCGGGGTGCCCCCCGTAGGGCAGGGATGGGGGCAGGAGGGGCAGCGGCCGTATGCCTTACGGTTGGGGCAGTTCAGACCCCCCTCATGCGCCGAACCACAATCCCCCTCCACGACATCCCATCCGCCCTGCCCCTCCGCACCGTTCACGCCCCGCACTCAACCCACCAGCAGCTCACCATTGCCTCGCACCTGGTCCTGACCGCTGCCGCCGAACTCGGCCCCTGCACAACCCAGCACCTGCTCGATCGCCTCGGCTACACCCTCACCCGCGCCAATGAGATGGCCGTCGCCGGCGTGCTCAGGCGGGCCGGCTATTCCAGGGTCAGACTCATGGTCAAGGGCGTTCGCTCCTGGGTCTTCTTCCCTCCTGCCACCTGAACCGCCAATGGAGCTCACCCTGTCGCAGCAGCTGGACCTCGAACGCCTGCACCGCTCCCTTGACCGGGCATCACCCGAGCAGCTGCTCGATATGGCCCATCGGCTCGCTGATGCTTGGATGGCGCAGCAGGCCGCCGCACGCTGGGCGATCAAGCAGGGCCTGCCAACCTCCCGGCTGAGGGGCCACTGATGAGCGACATCACCACCGACCCGATCAGCACATCCGGCCGGTGGTTCACTCAGTCCGGCGACCGCCTCCACCTGGTCGGCTCCCACAGCTGGAACGGCCCGCAGATCATCTGCGGCAGCACCCTGGACCCCGCCGGCCTGATCGGCAACCTGACCGCCGCATGGCTGTTCGAGGCCCCCGTGTGGAACACCACCGGCAGCCGCTACGCACAGGGCCGCGGCCGGCCCCTCAACGTCGCCCCCATGCCCTGGCTGGCCCGTCAGGGCGTCTACGACCTATCACGCCCCCACAGGGGGCTCTACGGCCGCCTGCGGGCTTTCGTGGCCCGTCAGGCGGCACAGGGCCGCGCCACCGTCGTGATCGGCTTCGAGGGCACACAGCCCGACTATGCCGACAGCTGGTCATCCCATCCCCTCCGCCCAGGGAACAACCACCAAGGCATTCGCCTGGATCGACCCCAGCAGGTCCACGCTCCCGGCCCCCACAACCGCTACCAGCGCCAACACCTCGCCCGCGTGATCCGCGCCATCGCCGGACTGCCCGCCCTGCTGCAGATCGGCAACGAGCTCCCGGCCACCAGCTGGTCATGGCAGCGCGCCATGGTGGCATTCGCTGAACGCCTGACCGACATTCCCGTAGGCGTGAGCCACACGCCCGGCACATCCGATCGGTGGATGCTCACCTCAGGCGCCGATTGGTACGGCCCTGGCTGGCGCACAGGCCCGATCGCTGGCGCCCAGGTGCCCCAGCTACTCGACACCGATCACGGCATCGCCCTGCGGGCACCCGACCTGGACACGCTCACCGGCCTGCACCGTGCCGGCCATGCCATCCTGCTGATGGACGGTCTCGACGGTCGCGTGCTACCCAACATCGACAACCTGGCCCCCGCCCGTGATCACATCACAGGACTGATCCGATGATCACGATCAAGGTGGACAGCCGTGGGGTCAATCGCGCTCAGGCATTCGTCGCCGCCTACCGCAATCAACTACCCTTCGCGACCTCAGTCGCGCTCAACCAGACCGCGCGTGATGTGCAACTCGCGCTGAAGTCAGAAACCACGCGGTCATTCACCGCCCCGGTCGCATTCACGAAATCAGCATTCCGCTACTCCAAGTCCACGAAGCTATCCCTGGTGGCTCAGGTCTACCCCTCCCCAGACCGTCCCTACTTCGACCCCCAGACCTTCGGCGGTCAACGCCGATGGAAGGACTATGAGGGTTTCATTCGAGGCCTGGCAGGCTCCCGCGGCCAGTCCCTCCCCTCCGGGAAGCTCATCCCCACCAAGCTGGCGCAGAACGCCGCAGGCAATCCCAAACGCTCGCTGTTCAGCCTCATCGAGGCCAACCTCGACTCCGCTGATCAAGGCGGTTTCTTCATCGGCCGGCCCCGCGGCGGCAACCGCGCACCTGGTGTCTGGCGCCGATCCCGCGGTCGTCTGTTCCCGTACTTCCTCGTCGTTAAGTCCGAACCCCGCTACCGCCCGCTGTTCCCGTTCGAGCGCGTCGGCAATGCAACCGTTGCTCGTGTCTTTACCGGCCATCTCAATTCCGCGCTCGATCGGGCGATGGCATCAGCGCGCTGATCGGATCACGGGTCCCTCCCCGTGCATCGCATGAGGGTAATCCTGCGGCTCGATATTTTTCTAGCGGGAGGGCGGAGACCCTCTAAAACCCAGTCATAGCAAGCACTTTGGCCCCCTCCCCCAAATCTTTTAAGGGGCCGGACTAAAATTTAAGTTAGTTCAGTGGCCTCTTAAGGATTGGCACTTGTTCGGAAGGGTGAGTTTGCGAAGGCGAAGGGCGTGACACCGGCGGCGGTGACGTTCGCGATTCGGTCTGGCCGGTTGAGCGGTGCGGTGGTGACCGAGAACGGGCGGGAGATGATCGACCTTGATCTTGGCCTGGAGCTGTGGGACCGGAACACCGCGCGCAACAACAACGCGAAGGTGGGTGCTGCTGGTGGCCCCCCCGCTGGCCCTGCTCAGCGGCGGCAGACACCACCGGTAGCGGTTGCGGCGCCGGCGGCAGCACCACCGATGGATCAACTGCGGGCGTATATCGATGCGCTGCCTGAGGATGCGATCCCGGATCTGAACGAAAGCCGGGCGAGGCGTGAGCACTACCAGGCGGAGAAGGCGAAGCTGGAGGCGCTGCAGGGGAGGGGCGAGCTGGTGCCGGTGGCGGAGGTGCGTGCGGAGGCGTTCAACCTGGCGCGATCAATCCGGGAGAGCATGATGGCGATACCGGCGCGGCTGGCGCCGATGCTGGCTGGCACGGCTGATACCAGGCAGTGCCACCACCTGCTTGAGCAGGAGCTGAGGATTGCGCTGCGGGTGCTGAGCGATGGCTGATCCGGCGCTGGTGTATCGGGAGGCATGGCGCGAGGGCCTGCGGCCGGCGGACCCTATGGGCGTTGATGAATGGGCGGATCGTTACCGGATGCTGAGCAGCAAGGGCAGCAGCGAGCCGGGCCCGTGGCGGACGGATCGGACGCCGTACCTGCGCGAGCCGATGCAATGCCTCAGCCCGTCGAGCCCATGGCGGCGGGTGGTGCTCATGTTCGGCTCACAGCTGGGGAAAACGGAGGTGGTGCTCAACTGGCTGGGGGCGATCATCCATCTATGGCCGGCGCCGACGTTGCTGGTGCAACCGACGTTGGATATGGCGAAGCGGCTGAACCGCCAGCGGCTGGATCCGCTGCTGAAGGAGACCCCGGTACTGAGCGAGCTGATCGCGCCATCACGGAGCAGGGACTCGGGCAACACGATGTTTCTGAAGGAGTTCCGCGGCGGCCTGTTCGTGCTCACCGGTGCGAACAGCGGCAGCGGTCTGCAGTCCATGCCGGCGGCCTACCTGGCGGCGGATGAGGTGAGCAGCTACCCGCTCGAGGCGGATGACAAGGGCGACCCGCTGGAGAATGCCGAGGCCCGGACGTCAACGTTCCCGATGGGTAAGGTGCTGATCACCAGCACGCCCGGCACTCGGGGCATGTGCCGGATTACGGCAGAGTTCGAGACCAGAAGCGACCGGCGACAGCTGGCAATGCTGATGCCGTGCTGCGGCTCGCTGGAGGTGCTGCGGTGGCGTGAGCACATGCGATGGGACCGGCCGGATGGTGAGGTGTGGTGCCAGTGTCCGGCGTGCGGCGAACGTGTGGGGCAGTGGCACAAGACATCGATGTTGGCGGGTGCGGTGTGGGGTGCAACGGCGCCGGGCGATGGGATGACGGCTGGGTTCCACCTGCCGGGGTGGTATGCGCCGGCGGGGTGGAAGAGCTGGGAGGAGATCCGGGATGAGTTCCTGCGGGCGAAGGCCGACCCGCTGCTGCTCAAGGGCTGGGTCAACAAGAGGGCAGCGGAGGCCTGGGAGGATGAAGCGGTGGCGGCGATCAATGCCGATGGCCTGATGGCGAGGGCCGCGGCCGACCCGTACCCGACTGGCCAGTGCCCTGATGGCGTGCTGGTGCTGCTGATGGCGGTGGACGTGCAGGACACCTGGCTAGAGGTGAGCGTGTGGGGCATCGGCCGAGGGGAGGAGATGTGGCTGGTGTGGCATCAGAAGGTGGAGGGCAGCCCGGCGGATGGCGAGGTGTGGGAGCAGGTGGATTCGATCCGCCGGACGGAGTGGCCGCGGGCGGGTGGTGGCGTGATGACGGTGCGGCATTGCGGGGTGGACACGGGCGGCCACTTCACGCAGGAGGCGTACGAGTTCTGCCGGCAGCGGGTGCGTGAGGGCGTGGTCGCATTGAAGGGCAGCAGCACGAAGGCGGCACCAGCCTTGGGCAAGGGCAGCAAGCAGGATGTCAACTGGAAGGGCCGGGTGATCAAGGGCGGCGTCACGCTCTACATGGTCGGCGGCGACACCTTGAAACGGACGATCTACGCGAGGCTGCGAAAGGAGGGCACGGGCCCCGGCGCCGTGCACTTCGGCCAGAACGCAACAGAGGAGTACCTGCAGGGCCTGACGTGTGAACGGCTGGTGCCGAAGACGGTGAAGGGATTCCAGGTGCTGTCGTGGCAGAAGCCAGCGGGCGCACGCAATGAACCGCTCGACCTTGCGGTCTACTGCCTAGCGGTGCTGGAGCTGGTGAAACGGCGCTACAACCGGGCGACGATGTGGGATCAGCTGGCGGCAGCGGTTGCGACTGAGAAGGCACCACCGGCCGCGGCTGCTGGTGGTGGCGCACGGCGGCGGCGGCCGGCGAGGACTGGCCCGAGTTTCGTCTCCGGCTGGTAGATTCTCTCTGTGGTGTGTCATGAGCCCCCCGGTTGTGCCTGCGGCCGGGGGGTTTCTTGTGCCCTATGCTGTGCATGGAGGTGATCCCCGTGCCGGTTCCCGCTGAGATCAAGGCTGGCGATACCGTGCAGTGGATCGAACCGTCACAGGTTGATCTGTTGG